ATTAAAAAGGATTAATATATCAGGCAATCAATACGCGGAATTATTGAAAGATATGATGAAAAAAACCAATGTTTATAAATTCTTTTATGAAAATACAAATATGACGTATCAACAAAAATCTACGTTGATTATGTCTATTGTATTTTATATTTTTCAAATATACCAAAATATAATTTCTTGTATACAATTTTATAAAAACATTCATATTATTTCAGACTTTATGGATAGTACAAAAGAACTATGTGATAAAACTATAACACAAATAAAACAAATGAATGTTGCGTTAAAACCATACAAATCGTATGAATATTTTTTGAAAAAAAACAATGACCAAAAAGAAGTGCTTGAATCTATATTACAAAAAATATCATTTATTTTTCCTTATAAAAACACTCTTTGTAGATTATCACAAATAGGGTATATTATGACTTTATATTATAGCTTATTTTACGATAAAAAATACAATGAAGCCTTTGTGTATTCAAGATCCTTGAATGTTTACGTAAAAGATATGAATGTATTCAAAAAAATACACGCCAAGAAAAAGTTGAATTGTTGTGTCTTTGATAAAGATAAAACCTATATGAAGTCGTCGTTTTATTTAGCAAATATACAAGATAAACCTGTAAAAAATAATATTACAATTGATAAACATATTATGATTACTGGACCAAACGCATCAGGAAAGACCACCTTAATAAAGTCTGTTTTATTGAATTTTATTTTGTCTCAACAACTTGGGATGGGTTGTTACAAAAAAGCTAATATTCATATATACGACCATTTCCATTCTTATTTGAACATTCCAGATACATCTGGTCGCGATAGTTTATTTCAAGCAGAAGCCCGGCGTTGTAAAGATATTTTAAATGTAATCGAACAAAAGAAAAATGATAGGCATTTTTGTATTTTTGATGAATTATATTCTGGAACAAATCCTAACGACGCGGTTTTATGTGCTGAAATTTATTTGAAAGGATTAACTCAATACACAAATGTTGAGTTTTTATTGACGACACATTACATAACATTATGCGAAAATATAAACAAAAAAAACTCCCTTATAAAAAATATTAAAATGAATGTAGTGGAACATAAAGATAAACTAGAATATACGTATAAAATAAAAAAAGGAATATCATATATCCATGGGGGTAAACAAGTTCTAAAAGACTTGGATTATCCGGAACAATTATTTGTTTAATTTCGTTTAAAACAATTAAAGAATAATATATATATTAATGTATATGGGTCTATTGGATATTAGTGGTTTCTTTACTGGATTAATTATAAATTTATTATTGGTTACGCTAATATGCTATTATTTTAAGAGAAAATATGAAAATATCGAAGCAGCACAAATGGAACAAGCAAAATTGTTATATGATTTGCTAAAAAATTCGAACTCATCTGAAAAAACAACTTCAACAAGTAATGTAAAGAATATTGAATTAAGCGACGAAATCGTTTCTCGAGCACAAGAAGATTTTGAAAGTGATTATAGCGAAGAAACAAGCGAAGAAGAAGATGATGAAGAAGAAGTTTGTATAGAAGATAACAAGGTGGAACCAGAACACAAAGAAGTTTTATTAGAAGATTATAATAAAATGAGTGTAAAATCATTAAGGGATTTTCTTACGAATAAAGGAGTCAAAACAAATCATAAAATGAAAAAAAACGAATTAATTGGATTATTGACCAATAAAAAATCTTTGGTGGTAGATTTAGCATTTGAAGAAGAAGAAAAAGAAGAACCAGAATTGCCAGATATTTCATTAGTAGATTAAATTAAATATTTTCTTATAATAATGAATTTTATAAACAAAGATGAAGGATTTCCTATTTTAGAAGATGGTAGACGATTTACAGATTATACACAGAGTTCTGTTAAACACGAAAAAATAAAAAATGAATATGGTATTCATAATAATCGAACATATAAAGAGTTTTTAATAAAAAACGCAGACCTTATGATGAAACGTAATTTTGATGAAAAAAAAAAGGTAAATAATACACCTAGTTATATAGAAAAAAATATACACAATGTTCCTTATAAGTTTAAAGGTGTTATGGATACAAGTAACCCCGAAATGTATTCTTTTTCGGATATGAAAAATGTATATTTATCGCGCGAACAATTGGATTCAATGCGAAAGCGTCAATATGTAAAATGAATATAAAATGAATATTATATATAATATATGATTTACGTTAGTATAGATGTTGGTATACGAAACTGTGCTTATATATTATATGAAAGTGATACAAATACTATAATCAAATGGGATATTATTGAATTATGCGACAAATCTATATGTGCCTCCAAAGTAAATTTAATTGATATAGGGAAAAATGCCTCCAATATATTCCATAATGTATTTTCAAATTATGATATTGATGTAGTGATTATAGAAAATCAAATAGGTCAAAACGCCATACGTATGAAAACGTTACAAGGGATGATTACTATGTTTTTTATTTTACAAGGGTGCGAAGACGTAAAACATTGGAACTCTTGTCATAAATTAAAAGGGTATGATATACCAGCAAAAACAACTTATTCGCAACGAAAAAAGTGGAGTATAAATATTACGCAAAACATTGTACAAGAAGAATATAGTAATTGGGAATGTTTTTATAATAAACATAAAAAAAAAGATGATCTAGCTGATTGTTTTTTACAATTAAGAGACGTATTAAGAAAAAATAAATGATATGTGTGCGATTAAATATAAAGTAAAAACATATAAGATAATATAATGGAAGAAATTATAGATTTAGATAGTGAAAATGTAAATATCACAGACCCAACCATTTCAAAACCCGAAGTAGACTTTGGTGGTGGAATTGAATTACTTATGAATGATAAAAAAAAGAGTTCAAGTAAACCAAATGTTGAACATTCTATTGAAAAAGAACTAAATGATTTAAATGATATTGAAAATATAGAAATACCAAATATTGGTAAAAAAACGGTTCATATGGAACACAATAATTCCGGATTTAAAAAAATGGATGAAATAAACATTGAGAAAGAAATAAAACATGTAGAACATAAAACAAAAGAAGAAACATTAAAAGAAAAGTTCAATTATTTGCGGAAATTGGAACAACTTGAATCGAAAGGCGTACAACTATCGAAACGTTATAGTATGGATTCATCTTTAGATGAAATGAAAGGAGAATATGAAAATATTATCACTGAAAAAGAACGAACCAATAGTGTTAAATTTCAAGGTAAAGTGTTAACAACATTGATTACTGGTATTGAATTTTTAAATAATAAAATAGACCCGTTTGATGTTAAACTAGACGGGTGGTCGGAACAAGTCAGTGAAAATTTAGAAGATTATGATGATATCTTTTCTGAATTACACGAAAAATATAAATCCAAGGCAAAAATGGCACCGGAACTTAAACTATTATTCCAATTAGCAGGTTCAGGGATGATGATACATATGACCAATACAATGTTTAAATCGGCGATGCCTGGTATGGACGACATTATGAGGCAAAATCCTGATCTAATGAACAGCTTTACGAAGGCTGCCGTAAATTCTATGGAACAAAACAGCCCCGGATTAAGTAATTTTATGAATGACTTTGGTATGAGTCACAGCGAATCCCCTGAACCATCAGGACCATCCAACGTCCGCGAAGACATGAAGGGTCCCGGACCCGATAATATCAATACTTTATTGAACAAATTAAATAAAAAAGTAGATTTAGAACAACCGAACGAAAGTGTTATTAGTGTAGAAGATATGGATAATTTAAGTAATTCTTCCGCTCCAACTATGAACCGCCGTAAACGTAAAAGCGATAAAAATACGATTCGTTTAGCAGTTTAAATTTAATTATATAATGAATGTATGGATAGTAATTATATACAGCTTCAACAAAAACTACAAGGATTAAAGGCGTCTATTAATGAAATTTCGCGTATTATTGAAAAAAAAAGTGATATGGTAAATAGTTTAAAAGAACAGCAAATTGAAATTAACAAAAAAATTGCGATCGAAGAATCAAGCTTGAACGAAAATATTCAAAAAAAAAATGAATACGAAAACTTATTGAGCGAAGCAACAAATAGTTATAAACAATTAGAAGACGCGGTATCTTCCATATTAAATATGATTAATAATAAATCATAAAAAGGTTTCATATAATATTGTATGGTTTATTTACCCGAGGACATACAAAATTATATATTTTCTTTTTTGCCTATTGTGTCAGAAGAAAAAAAACGGTTGAATTCTATTGTACTAAATTATAATTATTATTTTATACGTGAATTGGACCATACATTTAAAGATGACATTATAAATGTATATAATTATTGGTTAAATATTAACAAAAACATAAAGGATTTTTTATCTATAAATGATAAACATACCATGCTTCAAATACGGGATTTTTACAATTTTGCTATTCTATATGGTGATTTAATAAAAACGTCGAGTTCATTTTAATAAATAAATACAGAAAAATATGAAGGGCACTTTTATCTAATATTTTCTTTCTTTCTTCAATAGGAGCAATTTGAAGCCATATAAAAACGAGTTCATATTATGGTCCGTGATATGATTATATTTTAATACATTTAGCATTTCGCTTGTGATATCTTCATTCAATGCTTCGAATGTTTTTTTCATTACTTGTCTTTTTATAAAGAGGAGTCTGGTAAGTTTACCATATATTAGTATTTTTTTAGGTATTGTCGCAAGCATCATTTCTTTCTAGTATTACGATTTATTTTTTTATTCAATTTTTTATTACATGTTTTATTTATTTTTTTGCCACCAATAAGTTTACTTGTTAAACGATTAATTTTATATTTTATTTCTTTACACGACGTGCTCGATGTAAATTCTTTAGTTTGTAAAAATAATTTAACTTCAATAATATATTCTGGCTTTGAAATGTCTAAAATGGTTTCAATGTTTTTTTTATATTTATTTTTTCTATTTACATTTATTTTTTCAATTGGTCTGGTATAATCGTTTAACTCCATTCTGTATTGAGAATTTGTATCTTTTGTATTTTTTCTTTGTTTAAAATGTAATGAATTGTTTTTTTCAAATAACATTTCTAATACATCTTTAAATTTGTCTCTTGGTATCACATATGATTTATATGTCTCACTTAATGTATCATAATAACTATCCAAATCTGAATAAGTGGAAGCATTATAAGGACCACTTAATATGCCTTGTTTATATTCTTCATATTGGCTTATCAAGAAATCCTCATATTTTTTTAGTTCAGTTGGATTTTTCAAATAGTTTAGTACATCCACAGATGTAGGTTTATCTTTTTTCAAAAACTTTTTAAATGTTGTTTTATCTATAGTATTTTTTTTGGGTATAAAAAGTTCATAATTTTTAGTGGTATCATTATTATCTAAATTCTTATATTTTAATAAGTTATAATTATCATCATTAAATACTTTTATTTTACCCGAATCAATGCTTACTACAAAATCAGTTCTCGGGTCATCTTTATTGCTTATAATTGGTTTATTTACTGTTGAGTCTCCGGAATCTTCATCTTCATTTATTATTTTATATGTAAATCCGAAAAAAGTTTTTTTTACAAAACATTTAAATTTTAATGTCTCATATTTAGTTGAATTTGGATTTAAAACTTCTTTTAATCTTACATAAAACCAGTATTTAGGTCCACCTATTTTCTTTAATTTCCCTATACATCTATAATAACTATCCACTTTAAAATTTGAGTTTATATAATCGACACCAAGGTCATCGGAAACGCTATTAATATATGTTTTGTTTAATTTCACATCAGATAATTCATAATAATAGGCTGGATGGATTACATCAAAATCCTTGTCTAAATATTCAGGTTTATATAATATAACAAATTTATCAAATAATTGACGATTGATAATATTTTTAATGATAGATTTGTCTCTTTGAAAATAAAATAAATATTCATAAAATTGTATCAATTTAGTTTCTTTATTTTTTGTTTTCTCATTCAAATATTTGAAAAAATCTTTTATAGGTATATCTAGTTTAGGTATTATAGTTACATTGTTTACAATTGGTAAATCCGACAAAAATTTCTTGAATGAACTATCAAATACATCAGTATACTTAATGCTTTTCAGTTTTTTGTTAGAATATTTATAACGATATTCCAAATCAGTCTCATTGTATAAAGGTACGTAAAAGGTCACTTCTTTTACTCCTGTTTCTTTAACGACATTAAATAATGTTTCCCGAACTTTGTCTCGGATTAAATTTTCACGCCCATAATCATAATCAATTATTTTTGTTGACGGTTTTTCTTTAGGATAAATGATATAAGTATCCTTCTTTTTAAAAATATTATCATATTTATAATCTTCAAGCAATTCTTCTTTAATATTTGTATCTTTAAACATATCCGTCTTTAAAAGTTCCTCTTTGTTTTTTTCATTATCAAAATCATACATCGTTATGGTCGGTTTAATCACAACCGAAATATACTTATACGCATTGTACATATATAAAACTATAGAAATTAAATAAAATTTTCTTTAAATAAGGCATATTCTTCTATGTCATTTTCTTTGTGTTTCTTTTGTGAATGGGCACGTTTAAGAATGTCAATCGAATCGTTTATTTCTTTTTGAGTTATGTTGCCGGACAAATCTTTCACTTTACATTGGTTAGGTATTATACAATATTTACTTTGTTCATTTAACAAATAATCCGCTAAAAGTAAAAATAAAATCGTCATTAAAATAGATATAAATATGTCTCGTGTACCCATCCATATAACCGCAAACAAAAGCAATTGTTTACCAAAAATATATTTCACATAATATTCTTGTGATTTACTCAATTCCAACGTGGCGTATCGTGTACATATATTCATAATAAGAATAATGAACCCCGCAAATATTTTGTTATTGTTTAAAGAATGATAATAATCCAAGTAACTAAATTTATACTTTGTCATTTACTATAATATATATATTTAAATTATAGTAAAAAAATATACTGATTATTTAAGTATGGCTTTTGCTTTTAATGCGGCTTTAATAAAAAACGATGAACCAACACCGGTTTTAGAAAAACCAAAAATAAATAAAGATAATTTAAAGCAATTATTAAAACCAACGGTGGAAAAATCAAAAGAAATACCTAGCGAAATTGACATAGTAAATATTCATTCTAATATTCAAGAAGAAAATGACGATGAATTAGCACAATTTTATCACAAAGAATCCACGCCACAATTAATACAACCCTCTAATGAATTTATACTAGAAGAAGGACCTCCTTCTATAGGAAACCCTTTATTAAATAAAATAAATCATATTTTAGAATTATTGGAACAACAAAAAGAAGTAAAAACAAACCAAAAAAATGAAGAAATTGTATTGTATTGTTTTTTAGGACTATTTATTCTTTATATTATAGATTCCTTTGTAAGTATTGGTAAATATAGTCGTTAAGTGGATTTTGTAAATATTGCCATTCGAAATGTCCCTAAGTCAACGTCTTTCATAAATTTTAATCCTTTTAAACTTGCTTCATAAATTAAATTATCCAGTTTGATTTGTTGATAATTCCATATATTTTTACGCTTTAGTGTATGTTTATTATAAATATTTTCAGTAACAATAGAATATCCAGCATTTTTTTCTACATTCAATGAAAAATTATAATGATACAAAAATTTTTCACGAGGGTTATGTTGTATGATATCTTTAATATGATCTATATTAGGTAAATAAGTGATGAATAAAAATCCTTTATGAATCAGCCATCCGTAACAAACACTTAGAAAATCACCTAGTTCGTATTTAGTATGAATACTAAACAAAGGACAAATAATATGTGTATTTAATTTTGTTATATAAGGATTGTATTTACCATATTGAAATTTTAATTCTGGATACAATTGTTTAGCATAGTTTATCATATACGAAGACGTTTCTAACCCAGTAATATTTGCGTAATTAGAAAGAAGTTGAACCATATGTCCTGTTCTACAATCTAAACATAAAACATTACTGCTTTTTCTTAAATAAGGAACGATTTGTTCGCATTCTTTAGTATGTATAGGTAAAGTATCGTATAAATCATCGTATATTTTCGCATAAAATCTGTCTAAAATATCGTGGTCTATTTTTATCAAAGAACTCTCTTCTAATACAGTGAACCCTTCTTGTCTCGAAAACATAAAATACAAATACAATAATATCAATAAGATTAATAGTTTCATCATAATCATTTGTTATATTATTTTATTTTTTTTTTAGTTTCAATATAAGAATGGAAAAATGTAAAATAATAGACAATCGTAAATCGTTTTCTCGTTTATCATTTTCAAATCATAAAAAATCGAACGTTATACAAGAACTTACCGAATCTTTATATTATAAAAAAAGAGACGATGCTTTACATTGGACGGCTGAAATGATATGTAGTGGATATTTGGCGGATTTATGGAAAATTTATATTATGTTTTATTGTAAATATATACATATTCATAATATAAAAATACCCATATATTTATGTAAAAAATTAGAAGAATTCAAAGGTATTTCGACTAAAACTGATTTTAAAAACGACGATACCACAAGAAATATTTTTTTTACAATTACACTCATTTTTTGCGAGACAAAAAATGAACACTCTTTGCTTTCTATGCCTTTTTCATTTAATTTAGAAAAAATGTACGACCATTTGAATGCGGATAATGTAGAATATATAAAACCATTTTTTAAGCAACAAGACCCAAAAGAGTTTTATATACCCCTAAATGAGTTGGTCTATCATATAGACAATACAAAAGATAAAACCAGCATTATTTATTGGTTAGATTGGTTGATAGACTATGATGTATATTTGACAAAAAAAAAGAAGAATGTTTACATAGTACCGCGTGGGAATATGTTGTTCAAAGATGATAAAAAAAATAGAAATATTATATGGTTATTATGGGATATTTTATTAAAAAAATCTAGCCATTGTAAAGATATTATACAACAATGTATACAATGTTTATATGTGTTATTTCAACATAAATATTCGGTGACTTCTAATAAAACATACAAAGGTATATTATATGTAGTAGTTCATTTGATATATTCACAGGACATCAATATGAATATAAAATTAATAGAAAACACAGGACTGTTTAAACATTTATACGATAATACCCAAATTATTTTTAGTGAAATAAAAGTAAAAGAAGTTTGGATAGAAGAGACAAAAACTGAAAAACAAAAATTATACGATTCGTTATACGCCTGTTGAACCAAACCCACCTGACCCTCTCGAAGTGTTGACACCTAAATCCGTTTTTTTATCGACCAATTCTACCACAATGGGTAAAACATCAGGAGAGACAATTTGTAAAAATCGCTCGTGTTTATTTACTTGTATAGGTGTTGAAGAATATATAACGTCAAACATACCTATTAGACATCCTCTATAACCAGAGTCAATGATGCCTACATTATTTGCCAATCTTAATTTTGTTTTAGAAATACTTGACCTAGGATACATATAAAACCCACTATTGTATTGTTTTGTATTGTAAGCATTTAGGACATTTTTATCCGAAGATATTTTTTTAATTATTTTAGCGCTACACATCACTTTAAAATCCATTTTATTCACTTTGTCTGACATGATAATTTGGTCTTCTGGATTCCATAAGTCAAACCCTGCGTCGATATGTTGTATATCATTGGACATATTTAAATGATGTTTATCAATAGACTCCATATATTTATCTTTTAATTCTTGGTCTTCCACATAAAGTTTCAAATACATAAATTGACCATAATAATTCAATAAATCATTTTGTAAATTTGTAAACATACTATTCATACAATCGTTATTTATTTAAATCTGTTTAAAATATATTAATGGCATTAAGTGAAAAATATAACGAAATGTATGGCGACGGAGAGAACTTTTCTGAAAATGTAAATAAAAATATCTTTAGAAACGCGACCAATAATTATACAAATGATGATTTTAATAATGATAATGCTATGAATCGAAGTTTAAATAATGCTATGAATCGAAGTTTAAATAATGATAATGCTATGAATCGAAGTTCAAATAATACTTCAACAAACAATACTTTATGGTATATATTTTTATTTATAATACTAGGCAGTATATTATTTGCTTTATTTTACTTCAGAGACAATATTATACAAATGTATAGAGATGTCATAAAACCAAAACCCAACGTAAATAACGAACTGAGACAATTGAACAAAAGTATAAAAGAAGAAAAAGAAAAACGCGAAGAAAAGGAAAAAGAACGGGAATTAAAAAGCAAAAAAGAAAAAGGAGGTGTAAATCAATTGTTGAATAAAATAAATTATAACAGTAACCAAATTGCTAAAGAAGATGGTTATTGTTATATTGGATATGATAGAGGAATGAGAAACTGTAGCGAAATACACCAAGGAGAAACATGTATGAGTGGCGATATATTTCCTTCTTTAGAAATTTGTATGTTTCCTAATTTAAGAGAATAATTATAAACTGGTTTCAAACGGGATGTTTTGGTCGTAAACAATATCACTACAATGACCCTTCTGTGTTTGACAAGATTCTATATTTTGTGTGTCTCTTATCATTTTTAATGTTGCTTGACTGAATCTACTTTTAGACGTAACTGAATTTTTGTATGTATTTTTTTCACTCAATGGTAATTGATTATTTTTATATTGTAGTATTTCTGCTTTACGACGCATTTGTCTCGTTTTATAATCATATTGTTCAAATGAAATATTTCTTCCGTTGGTTCTTCCATCTCTAGTACGAAAATATATATCATCATAAATGTTTACACCTTCGCGATTTTTATATTCTCGTAAATTTGCCAAGGCTATAAACTCTGGATTACCTTCACGAAATTCAAGCTCTATATTATCCGATATATCTGCTAAAATAAGAGAAGAAATATCTTCTATATATTTTGTTCTGGATATAGTTACAAGGCTCATACAATAAAGAATTAAAATAATTCTTTTCGAATATCTTCTAATGAAGCATTTACACCTAATACAGCATCTTGGTCATTTGGCGCATGAATACTTACAAGTTCACCTTTTTCGTTGATGCTTTGGGTTAATTTGTTATTGGTTTCTTTTGCCTTTTTCATATTTTCTTCAATCGCATTTATTTTCGATTCTTTTACTCTTGCTTCAAAATTTTGTTTTGCTTTATCTTCATTAATCTTTTTCTCGTGCATTAAATCATTTAATTCTTTCTCTAAATATTGAACATTACCAGTTTTGTACGCTTCTGGATGATAAGGCAACCAAATTCCTACTGGTCCTACGTATACATCGTGGTTCGGGTCTGTTTCTCTTAACATTTTACTACGTTGTTCTGCTTCTTCTTGGGTAGAAAATACGCCACGCACTTTTAGTCCTCGGACACTGGTTTGAAAAGCGTTTTCTTTTAAAAATTCCTTTTCAAGAACATCTTCTTGTTTATCTATAAAATTCTTATAATCATCACTCACGTCCACTTTTAGTTTATCTTTGAATGTATCTACAAAAGAGTCATATTCTTTATTTAATTCTTCAATGGGAATATTATATTTATAAGAGACAAAATTAATAAATTCAATGAATTTACTCATCGATTTTACGATATCGTATTGTTGAACAAAACGTTCAAAATAAAATAATTCTTTTTTCTTGATCAAGTGTTCTGGAGAAACAAATGATAAGCATACAAACTTCTGTTCAGCAATGGGTCTATCTTCATCTAATAAATCAACATTCATTATTATAGAATAAATAAATCCTTTATATATTTTTTATGGTTATATTATTTTTATATTTATAAAATATAATGTTGAACTTTAGAGAATTGTTAAAACGCGTCATTAAATATTTAGTAGAAGGTTTGATGGTATCTATTGCCGCATACGCCATTCCAAAACAAAGTTTGAAATTGGATGAAATAGTTCTTATTGCTTTAGTTGCCGCAGCAACATTTAGTGTATTGGACACGTATTTACCAACTATGGGAACGAACGCGCGAACTGGTGCCGGCTTTGGTATTGGTGCGAATCTAGTCGGTTTCCCAGGCGGGCTATAAAGTAGATATAAATTCCCAATCTAGTTCCCGACATATGTTTTTCCATATTTCGTCTTGTTCTACCTTTTTTTGTTCTTTTAACATTGGGAAATGTTTAAGATAACTTGTTTCGCCTAATAATTCACATAATTTATAAAGTGTATAATAATAATTTAAAAAATTTACTCTATCATTAGGACAATATTTCGAATATGGTATTTGAATATCCATAAATAAATTACATAACGTTTCTTCTAATTTGGGGCTCATTACAGGTGGTTTTATACCAAGTCGGTCTTTAATAAAAGGTATATGTTCATAATATTTATTGTATCCCAATTTTTTTAAGATTTCTTTTGTTTTCTTATTGGTCAATTCGCTCAATTCTATACGTTCTTTTTTGACTTGATTTTCTATTTGTGAAATGATTTCATGTGGTATATCGGTAGACTCTTTTGCTTGAAATTGAGACAAAATTTCTCTAAAATGATTGATCCTTTTATAAGCATAAAAAGAAATTTCTTTAGGAGGGTCTTTATAAGACGGCTTGTCATTTTCTACAAAAAATGTTTCGTTGTTGAAACAATTATTACACAATAAAATACCCTCTGAAATAATTTTTATCATTTCTCCTTTTGAACACTTGCTACAAACACTATTGTCAAACATAAAGTCGCTTATGTTCATACTACTAAAATTATTTTTTTTAATATAATTTTGGATACTTTTATTTAAAATATTGATACTATCATCTTCTTGTTGATTAAAAAAACGTTGTATCATTTTTTTAGGGTTCTGGTTTATTTCAATCTTTTGTTTACATTCGAAATAATTGAATAAATCATTCGAGTTATTTAGTAAATAATCATTTTTCTTTTTCTTTAAGCGATATAATCTTTGTTGTTCGTCTTTTTGTAATTCACTATTTTCTTGTTTATTATTTAATATTTTATATTCAGCTTGATTGATGTCATTTAAATAATTGGTGTATAAATTATCAATGGTAAGTTCTTTCATCATTATATTATACAATTAGTAGGTCTTTAATCGTTTAATTTGTTTATATATTTTTCGGTATTTAAATAGTTTAATTTTTATATTAACAATATAATCATATATTATTATGGATCGTATGATGAAAAAAAAGTTCATATTAAACGCCATTATGAATGGTTGGAAAGTAAAAAAAAGAAATGATAATTGTTATGTATTTAAAAAAAACAAGAAATACGTGTATAATTATAATAGTCCTTTGTTATTGAAACAATTTATACAGAAAAATTTAATTAATTAGAATTTTATTTTTTTTTTCTTTTGTTAGATTATAGAATGGGTGGTGGACTTATGCAATTAGTAGCTTATGGCGCACAAGATGTATATCTTACGGGTAACCCCCAAATTACTTTCTGGAAAGTGACTTATCGTAGACACAGCAATTTTGCTATGGAGTCTATTGAGCAAACCTTCAATGGTCAAGCCGATTTCGGTCGCCGGGTAAATTGTACTATTTCGAGAAATGGCGACCTTGCTTACCGCACTTACTTACAAGTAACTTTGCCAGAAATTAATCAAAGTCTAGCTGCGGGCGATGTGTATGCTCGTTGGTTGGATTTCCCTGGTCACCAGTTGATTGAACAAGTCGAAGTCGAAATTGGCGGTCAGCGTATTGACAAACACTATGGCGACTGGATGCAAATTTGGTGCCAATTGACCCTCGACAAGAACCAAGAAGCCGGATACAACAAGATGGTTGGCCAAACTACCCAATTGACCTTCATGACGGATCCATCGTTCGCGGACGTGGATGGCCCGTGTGATTCCAACGCACCAAGACAAGTGTGTGCCCCTCGTAATGCTTTGCCAGAAACGACCCTATACGTCCCTCTTCAATTCTGGTTCTGTACCAACCCTGGTCTTGCTCTCCCCCTTATTGCTCTACAATACCACGAAGTCAAAATTAACCTTGATTTGCGCGCGATTGATGAGTGCTTGTGGGCTGTAAGCTCTTTGTCCCCAAGTTCGTCTGCGGATGTAAAAGTAACCGCGGCATATGCTCAGTCGTTGGTTGCCGCGTCTCTTTACGTGGACTACATTTACCTTGACACCGATGAACGCCGACGCATGGCGCAAAACCCTTCGGAATACCTCATTGAACAGCTCCAGTTCACTGGGTCGGAGTCCGTTGGTTCGTCATCCAACAAAATCCGTCTCAACTTCAATCACCCTTGTAAGGAGCTTGTTTGGGTTGTACAACCAGATTGTAATGTAGATTATTGCGCCGGTACCCAAGGCGATACTACATTGTTCAAGGCTCTTGGTGCTCAGCCGTTCAATTACACGGATGCGGTTGATGCTCTACCTAACTCCATTAAGGCG